CTACGCGGAACTGGTACATTTACAATTCAAGGTGCTGCTGCAACTGGTCTAACAGGAAACAATGCAGCATTCACCACAACTGGTGCAGCCGCATCACGCGCAAGCACAGATACCTCTGCTTATGCAACTGGATATGATGGTATTTTGCCAACAGTTCTAGGTGCAAACAGCGGATTTAACAACGCAATCAACAGCACATTCTCAACAGCAAATCCTGGTGTTGAGTATCAGAAAGTTTTCTCTCGTATTTATGATGCATCAAAGGCTGACCCAGATGAGATTTTCTTAAATGGTGCAGACCGTAAGCAATTATCAGATGCAATCAAAAATGGTTCAACTGCTAACTATCGTATTAATCTGGCACAAACAGATACAGGCGATTATATTGGTGGTGCAGTAATTGGTGGACTACATAACGAAATCACAGGCAAGTTAGTTCCTCTAACTGTTCACCCTTGGTTACCACAAGGCGTAAGTCCTGTTCTGTCTTACACACTTCCAATCCCAGATACAGAAGTTTCAGATGTATGGGCTAACTTTATGGTTCAGGATTACATGGGCATTCAATGGCCAGTAACTCAGTTTGCATATGAGTTCAGCACTTACTTCCGTGGAACATTCTTCTGCACCGCTCCAGCATGGAACGGCGCAGTTTCAGGAATCGTAAGCGTTTAATAAATAAATTAAGGGTGCGCTTGTAAAAGAGCGCACCTTTAATTAATAAGGAGGCTCAAATGACAAAATTAGTAGCATCAGATAAAGGCGTTAAAGGCGTTGATGTAAATACTTCACGAGGCAAAGTAAAAGTTAATCCAAATAAAAAAGGCATATTTGAAATTAATAATCCTAAACTAGCAAAACAATTAAAAAAAGAAGGCTTTTTTGAAGCCTCTTTAATGGGAACATCACAGAATAAAAATATTGGTTATACTTGTTTAGAGTGTGGTTTTGGAACTTGGTTTCGTAAATGTTCTCGGTGCGGATACGAAAATTTAGCAAATGGAAATGGTGATAATTAATGGCAACTGGTATAACACACGATACATTTGACGAAAGTCCTTATATCACAATTACTGAATATAAAAATGCACCTACTTCAATTGACTTTGATAATTTAGTAGTAGGAGGAAATTCAGGCGCACAAGATGCCGAATTAAAAAATGTTATTTTACGCGCTTCTTCTTTTATGGACGAATATTTTAATGGCAATTTAAATGCCACCGATTACGAAGAAACACAACGCACACGATTTAATCCAGATGGTAATATAGCATTACACCCAACTCAATCACCTATTATTTCTTTATCAAATTTTGAATATGGTACTGACCCAAATAATCTAATTACTCTTAGCGACCCAAGCAAAAGTTGGTTTGAAGAACAACAAATAATTATTCCAATTAGCACAATGTCTTTAACTTATTCTTCACAAGGTCCGTTATCTTTTGGCGGAAGTGGAGTTCCAAGACAAGTAGTTTATTGCAAATATAATTATATTGCTGGATATGTTAATAATCCCATAGCAGTAGCAACAGCAGGCGCTTCATCTCTAACTGTGTCTTCTGCAACTGGAATAGTGGCAGGACAAAAACTTAGAATATATGATGGAGCAAGTAGCGAAAGCGTTACAGTTAATACAACTTATACTTACGGTTCAACAACCGTTCCATTAACTTCTGCATTGGCTTTTACACACGCATCTGGAATTACTTTAGGCAATTTACCAAATTCTATTAAACAATCATGTATTTTAATTACTTCTGCATTTTTGCGAGTGCGTGGAGATAGTTCTATGACTATGAATTTAACAACTTCACCACAAATAGGAGTAGATGGGGCAAATCGTTACGGTGGCGAAATTGCTCTCGCTTTATCCATAATTGATAAATACCGTAGAATAAGATAATGGCAGGTCGCACAGGCGTTCGTGCCACTCTTTATTCTTTTTTAAACTCACCATCTATAACCAATGTAAATCAGGTGCTTACTTCCTTTCCTAAGCGTATAAACTTTCAAGAAAATAGCACGGCAGGTCAATTAAGCCGTGCGGCAATAGTTATTTTTATTCAATCAGAAACAGAAACGCGGTTGGCTATAGGTGGGGCTACTAATGGTTGGAAGCGTGTAGATTACGGTGTTGTAATACAAATTTATCATCACTCTTTGCAACGAGATAGTAGAGATGCTATGGTAGATTTTGATACAATGGTAGATGCTATTAAGACAAGATTACGGTCTGACCATAGATTTGGTGATGCTACTGGCACTTTAGTTTGGCAAGGAGCAGAACCAATAATCAATGCGTCTTATGGCGAACCAGCAACTACTAATGAAGGTGCAACGGAAACTTACGCTGAATTACAGTTTGATGTTACCGAGATGATACAAGCATAGGAGAACAATGAAGTATAAATATATAGGAACAGATGAACGCGTTTTTCCTTCGCTTGGAGTTGTAGTTAATTCTGGCGAGGAATTTGATGCGCCAGATAACTTTTCAGCACCAGATTGCGTTCCATCTGGAGTTGCAAAAGGCTTTACCAAACCAACAACACCATCAACCGAGACAAAAAAGCAGGAGAGTGAATAATGGCCGTACAAGCCTCCGTTCGTTCCTATGTGGGTATCGCCAAAGAAGCCACTAGGGGAACAGCAGTAGCACCAACAGATTTTATACCTGTTGCAAAAGATAGTTTGGCACCAGTAGATTTAATTGACCCTTTATACGACACAGGACTTCGCGGTTCTAATGTTATTAATTACAATTATATTCCTGGTCGTAAGAGTTCAACATTTGATTTTGGCGGAGCAGTATTTGCTGATGCCATTGGTTATCCATTAGCAGGAATTATGGGTTCAGTAGCAACAACTGGCGCATCTGCACCATTTACGCACACAATTTCATTGTTAAATAGCACAACATCAACTTCTGATGTTCAACCAATTTCTTATTCAATGACCGATTTTTATGCGGTTAATGTGCGCCGTTTTCCGGGCTGCCAATTTAGCGATTTTACATTAAAGTTTAACGCTGATGGTATGTTGGAATACGATACTAAAGCAACAGGTTTTGCATCAAGCACAGTAGCAGACCCAACACCATCATTTAGCACAATATTACCTACACCAGTTTGGCAAGGAACAGTTTCTATTGGCGGTTCACCAGTATCTACCGCGATGGAAGGTTCTATTGAAATGAAGCGTGCCGCAACTCCAATTTATGGCATCTCACAAACACAAAACCCATATCAGGTATTTTTGGGTGGTCTAGAAGTAACTGGCACAATTAAATTTGTGATGGAAACTGATGCAGAATTAACACGCTTTCTAACTGATACACAACCTGCAATTGTTCTTAACTGGGCATATGGCGTATCAGCAGCCGCTATACAAATTCAAGCAACTCTTACTAAGGGTGCTTATACTGCGGCAGTAGTGGGTCGTGGTGATGACTTTGTATCAGTAACTATTAACCTAAACGCACAGGCTAATACAACTGATGACGGAGCATCTGGCGGTTTTGCACCTATTAAATGGGTGTTACAAAACGCAAAGACTTCTGGAACTTACGCATAAGTTTCAGAATAAATGTGCTAGAGAGTTGGTTGAAGCAGACGCCTTCCCTGCTCCCTCTCTCTAGCACGCTTGTTATAAAAATGGAAGGCAAATTACTCTATGGAAGGAAACAAAATGGCAAGTAAGACAGTAACACTACCAATTAGTAAGGCAAAAGTTGTATTGAAAGATGCAACAACTTTAAAAGTAAAAGACCGCAAGAAAGTATTTCTTAATGCCGCAAAAGCCGATGAAGGTATTATGCAAGCGTTATCTTTAACAGATGGTCTTTTGGCTATAATAATCGAAAGTTGGGAATTAGATTTACCTATCCCGTCAATTAAAATTTCTTCTCTTGATGAAATGGAAATGGCAGATTACGATTTTCTAACAGACCAAACCAAAGATGTTCAAAAGATATTATTCCCTGCACTTAATCAAACAGAAGTTACAGAAAAGGATTCCGAGAGCCCTTTCGGCAACTCCAACGATTAAAATGGATACTTAAAGGCGGAGAACGCCACGAGGCATTTTCTTATCCAGATGAGCAGTTTGTTTATTATGTCTGTGCCAAAGAATTTGGTTGGACACCGTTACAAACTGACGAACAACCTGCTTATTTGGTAGATTGGATAATTGGCATTTCTGGAATAGTGAAAGAAGTAGAAAATGATAGTAACAAACCTTAATAGTGTAAAAAAGGCACTCTCTAAGGTTACTTCTGGAGTTGACCAAAGTGTGATGAATTTGCGCGATGAAATGATGACGGCATTAATACAATTATCTAAAGAAGAAATTAAAGGTCGCAGACCAGATGGACAAAAGGCAACTGCTGGTGCGCCACCTATGAATCGCACAGGTAATCTGCGCCGTTCTATTAGAGGAGAAAAATCTAAATCTGGTTTTGCTAAGTATGAAGCAATAGTTGGACCCACCATTGTTTACGGTAGAGCAGTAGAATTAGGTGGTTCATTTGCACCTAAATCTTGGATTGGAACTTCTGCTATGAAAGGTTTCCCATATATGGCACCTGCCTTTGCAAAGTTTCGCGTTAAAGTTCCTGCTATGGTTAGAAAACATTTAGCGATTGGCGGTAGATAATGGCATCTTTTTTACCACCAGCAATATTTGAAATTAAAGCAGTTGCCGACCAAGCACTTGCTGAATTTAAAAAAGTTAATGGCGAACTTGAAAAGATGGATAAAAAAGCAGAAAAGGCTGGCGCAAGCGTATCTAAAATTGATGGCGCAAGCCGTGTAGCAGTAGCAGGTTTATTAGCCGCAGGTGCCGCCTTTGCTGGTTTTGGCGCAATAGGTGTAAAAGAAGCGATGGACGCAGAAGTTCAATTAAATAAATTAGGACAAACTCTTACAAATTTTGGTGTAAATACACAGGCAAATCGCGACCAGATAAAAGAACTTACCGATAGTTATGTTGATTTAGGTTTCGGCGGAGATGTGGCTATGGGTGCATTTAATAGACTTCTAACCACGACAGGTGATTTAGAAAAAAGTCAAAGTTTGTTAGCACTTTCAGCTGATTTAGCACGGACAAAACAAATAGATTTAGGTAGTGCGGCTTCTATTTTGGCAAAAGCATCTATGGGTAATGCTAAAGCATTTACAGAAATGGGTATCGCTTTAGATAGCACTTTGCCTAAACAAAAAGCAATAGATAAGGCTATGGGCGAATTAACTGCCAGAATTGGTGGACAAGCACAAGCCTCTACTAAAACTTTTGCAGTTCAATTACAAATTTTAAAAGAAAAACTATTAGATATTGCTGAAAGTTTAGGTGCAACACTTATACCTATTATTCAAAAATTCATAGCATTTGTTGGAGATGCAATTAACTTTGTTAAAAAATATAGTGAAGCATTTAAATTAATTGGAAGCGTTATTCTTGGCGTAACTTTGGCTCTTGCCGCTTATAACTTAACCGTAAAGATAGTTACTATATCAACTAAGGCATGGGGAATTGCTACAAGTATTGTTTCAGCATTAACAAAATTAATGACAAGACAACAAGTAGCGTTAAATACGGCTATGTTAGCAAACCCAATAGGTTTGGTAGTGGCTGGCATAATGCTTCTAGGGGTGGCAGTTGTTTATCTTTACAATAGATTCGAAGGTTTTAGAAAAGCCGTTGTTAAAGTATTCCAAATTTTAGTTAAT